CGCACACCCGTTGCCCTTAACACTTAACCGTACGATCTTTGCAAACTCACTGGGCGGGTGGTCTTCCGCCGCGAGGTCCTTGGTCACATCGTCCGTGCCAAACTGCTTGGCGGCGAAGATGGACGTGGGCGCCACAAGCGTGGGGGGCGCAGGAAGTACCTTCACGATGTCGGCCAAGGGCACAGGCTGCCCCTGGTAGACGACCATCACCGGACGCGGGTTGGTCTCTTTGAAATTCTGGGTGCCGGGTACACGCAGGATGCGGGCGGCATCCGCAGTCACCGCAGGGTCGGCATCAAGACCGTGCAGTTTGCACAGGGTCTTCAGTTTCTTGGCGTGCTCTACCCAGTCCTTTGCGGGGACGTCCTCAGTCAAAGGCCAGTAGACATGCAAGCCGCCGCCAGAACTGACGATGATGGGCAGCGGCAAGCCCGTGGTGTTGATGAATTGTCGGAGCGCCTTTGCCGCGTCCGACTGTGTGGCGTAGGCTTTTGTTGGACCTACGTCGAGGTCAAGGAAAAAGCACCGCAGGTAGACAGCGTTTGCGGCTGTGCGTCCCAGTGCGGGGTCGTCGAAACTGGCTAGTGCGAAGTAGGCATCTGCGCCTTTGCTGCCTGCGGCTTGAGCCGCTGCATCGACATCAGCAATAGTTCCATGGAATGACGGCTTTACCTTTCCCCCCTTGATCGCCACAGCGCAGTACATGCCCTGCGTAGGCAATACGGAGTCGAGGAAGGAATGCACGATACCTCTCGGGTAGAACGATCAGGCGCGGTTCCAACGCGCCAGGATCTGCTTGATTTTTTCTTGGTGTCGCGCCCGTGGCTCAGACCTTCCGGTGAACCACGAGTACACGGTTGCCCGTGTGACGCCGAGTCTTTCCGCCACGGCTGATACGGGGATCTCCCGTACCAAGCACTCGTGGACGAACTGGAACATCAGGTCAGACAGGCAACCGTGTTCTACGGCTGCGACAAAGGAGGTGCTATACCCCCTGAGTCCTTTAGGCATCGTCGTCGGTGCCCCACTCGCTCAGAATGGAAGAGACGTCCTTCGGCGCGGCAGCAGGCTCGGCCTTCTTGGTGGTGCGCTTCACAGGCTCGGCCACTTTGGCTTCCTGCTGAACCGGGGCCTCCTTGAACGCGGCGGGCAGGGCGGGGGCGCTGCTACCCGTGTCGGACTTGGAAGGCACCATCTTGAAGTCGATGGCCTGACGTGCGTCGTCGGTCTGGCTCTGGGCCTTGGCTGAGTCCCACTCTTCGCGGGTCAGCGGGCGCACAGCGCGGAACTTCAGCACGGGGACAGCCTCGGACGTGTCGAAGCGGGCCTCGGTCACGATGCCGGTGATGGGAATGCCATGACCTGCCAGGAACTTGCCGAATGCTTGCAGGGGCATCTTGTCGCCGTCGGGCTTGCCGAAATACGACTTGGCCGGGATCGACATGCGGTAGATGTTGCCGGTGATGTCGTTCTCCAGAGCCACGGCCAGACGCTTGCTATAACGGCATGCGCGGGACTTGCCCTCACCGGAGCCCTCGATGTTCTGGGGGCAGGTGGCGCAGGACGATGCTTGGGGGTTGGGCACCTCGGGGTTGGGCTTCTCGCCTTCGGCGGACCAGCAGGAGGGCTTGACGTCCTTGCCTTCCTCGTACTTCTCTGCATAGAAGGTACGCGTGATCCCCTTGCCCGCTGCGATCACCACAAGGTTCATGGAGCGATCTTCGTTCTTGGCAACCTCTTCGCCACCAACGATCATGCGCCACACACCCCCACGGATGGAGATCTGCTTGCCACCGGAACTACCGGCGATGTCCTTGGTGGTGGAGTCTGCGGCTTCGCGCAGGTAATCGGGAACGACGGAACCAGACTTGAAGAGAGTGATGTTACTCATGTGATTTCCTTGAGTGAAGTTACTTGGCGCGGCGCACGGTGACGGAGTACCGTGAGTCCACGTTCATGCCTTGCGGCATCTTGTCAGGGTTCTCTTGGAGGAACTCCTTGAAGTTACCCTGGTGCACACGGCGCTCCAACAGTTCGGGGGCGTCGTGATCTTTGATGAACTGGTACATGCTATCCCAGTCCGAGGTCCAGTAGCGGGTCTTGACCGTACGGGTAAACGAGCCATACTGGGTCTTGCCGCCGTCCTGGCCGGTGTTCTTGCAGATCTCCAATAGAGATTCCTCAACGGCAGCGAGTTGCTCATCGAGTGCGGCTATCTCTTCTTCGTGCTGCTTGGTTTTGATTTCCTTGGCGTCGCGGATCTTGATGTAGACCTGCACAAGTTTGTTGGCGTCCATGATGATTCCTGTTGACTAGCGTTGATGTGATTGAAGTATACAGTGTTTAGTTTGGTCGTCAAGGGGTCATGTGATCTCCTGTTTGTAAAGATCGACGAGGCTCAGGTGCATGTCGATCTTGTTCTGAAGCATGTGGAACACCCTGCGCTCCACGGGACTGCCCTGTAGATGCGTGACCGTGACCTTGTTGGTCTGCCCGGCGCGGTGTGCACGGGCATTGGCCTGCATGTAGATTTCTGTAGAAGGCACCGGGCCCCACCACACCACTTGGTCAGCGCGTGTCAGCGTGATGCCGTGGGCTGTGGCCTGCGGCACGAGCAGCAGGATGCGCGGGTCGTCCTCTGACTGGAACTGCTTGATGATCTCCGCCCGCCGACTGGGCGACACGTCGCCATGGATTGCCTCCACGGTGTAGCCTGCCTTGAGCAGATCTTCGTGCAGGACCTCCAGGGAGTGCCGGAAGGGCACGAACACGAGCACCTTGTTGTCGGTGCTCTCGATGACGCTGACCAGTTCGTTGAAGCGGTTACTCATGTCGAACGACACCACGTCCCTATCGTCCGTATAGGCCGCACCCTGGGAGATCTGCAACAACTTGTTGAGCATGCCTGCCGCGTTGCTCGCCGTGATCTCCGCACCTGCGGCCACCGTAATCATCTCCTTGCGGATCGCGTCGTAATACTTCTGCTGCTGCGTCGTCAGCGGCACGTCGCGTGTGGTGTAGAGCATGTCCGGCAGATCCAAGCATTCGTCCTTGGTGAACCGGATGGCCGGTTGCAGGGCAGCATGCACGATGTCTCGTGCGGCAGGGCGCGGCATCCACTTGTACTGGGTGACCTTAATCATCACCTTGTCGCGGAACGCACCGAAGAAGCGCGGCACCCCGTCGGGGTTGACCAACTTGGCAAGCCCGTAAGCGTCGAGCGGCGACTGTGATGCGGGCGTGCCCGTCATGAGCCACAGCCGGGTGTTGGCCTTGACCAAAGATGCGATGGCCTTCCAACGCTCCGTGGTTACTGACTTGATGGCATTGGCTTCGTCCACGATGATGAGGTCGAACCCGCCGTTGCGCAACTCGTCTGCCACCACCTTCACGCCATCGAAGTTGATGATGACGAACTCGAAGTTGCCTGCAATCACCTTGCGCCGTTGTTCCTTGGAGCCCATGGCGATAGCCACCGTGCGGTGCATCACGGTCTTGAACAGATCCGATCGCCACGCGGTCTCCATGATGGACACCGGGCACACCACGAGCACGCGAGTCACGCGGCCCTGTTGCATCAGGTAGTCTGCGGCCCACGCTGCGGCGCTCGTCTTACCCGTGCCTGCCTCGTTGAACACGAAGCACCGGGGGTGCAGGGTCAGGAACTCAGCGGTTGTTTTCTGGTGGACGAACGGGGCAAAGATGCCCGGCCACTTGTAGCGCCCCACGATGGGACTGGGCACGTTCTTGACGCCCAGGTTGCGCAGGAGTTGCACCTCCTCGAACCCCCAGTTGACGAGTATCTGCGGCTCGTCGCTGTCGTCTAGCACCTTGCTCTTGGGTATGAGCGCGGTGATCTGATCCGCTGCGCGAGTGCGGAAGAGTAACGCGCGGTCTTGCACGATTTCCATGATTTTCTGATGACTAGAGGTGACAAAGAGGCCCGGTAGCGAACTACCGGGCCAAAGGTCTTACGACCAAGGAGAAACCGCCCTGTGCCTATCAGGGCGGATAAATACTACCTCAGCGCGATCGCTCGCGCTTGGAAATTTCTGACTTCAATTTATTGGTAGAAGTCCTAGCAAAACTGCGATTGCCGCTTCGCCCTTCTGCCTTTAGATTACTGACATTGACCGGCGCACCGCCCTTGGACAAGGCCCTCTTGTGCGCCACGTCCGTGGTGGATGGCAGGTCGCCGTTCTTCTTTTCGTACGCCCGCCTAGCCTTGTTGCGGTTGGACCGCGCGGCGATCTGCTCAGGCGTGCCCTGGTACGTCTCGTACTCGCGTTTGTAGTTGCGTGGCTTGGTAGCCATGGCTATCTCCTTAGCCCGGATGGTTTGCACAATCCTTGACCGGGCAGAACTTGCACAGCGCACTGGGGCGCGGATTCCACACGTTCACTTCGACGGCCTTCTCCACTGCCCCGATGCGCCCGGCCCACTTGGACCAGATCTCCGGCAACTGGGCTCGGGTGAACTCGGCCTTGATGACATCTTTGGCAACAACGAACAACAGTGCGGCCTTGACTGTCTGCACCTCGGAATGATGCGCCATGACCATGGCCGCCATCAACTCCAACTGCGCCATGTCGGCGTACCTGCTGCTCTTGCCTGTTTTGTAATCAGCCACACGGGCCACGCCTTTGGCCCGGTTGACAGCCAGATAGTCTGGGATGCCCCGGATCCAAACATCTGGATCGAAGAAGGTGCAGGGGCTAAAGTCGCGTCGGACCCCCAATTTTTCTTCGCACCGGATGTCTCCGGCCAGGGTGGCAAGGGGCTCAACGAACGGTTGGAACTGGCCGAACTGCTCAGGCAGGGGCGTTTTGTCCCGTACGTATTCCTCGAACGCCTTGTGCACCGCCGTGCCGTACAGCGTGGCCTCGGTGTCTTGGTTCTTGAAACGCTTGGCGATACGGACTGCGTGGTACCGCTTGGGGCAACCTTCGAAGTCCTTGACTGATGAGTAGGAATGAGCCATACGACGCGCGTGAACTGGAGTTATTTGAAGCCCCAGTGTAGCAATCAGAGGCAGCGCAAGGAAGCCCCGCCGTCTAACGGTTAGATCAGCATTCGCCATAGGTCGCCCCCACCCCAGACTCGCACGCCAGGGGCAGCGTCTGGGCCCAGTCCGGGCGCCAGGACATGCACTCCTCGACGTACCGCTGAGCCTCGGCTTTCTCCTCCACGGGCGCGATACAGGCCACGGCATCGTGAACTGTCAAGACCGCCTTGTAACGCTTGGCGATGCGCAGCATCTGCTCCCCGACCACGCACCGGGCGATAGCCTGGGTGAAGTTCTCCACAACGAGTCCGCCATAAACCTTGGTGGCGATGCCCCGGGACACGTAGACCGTCTGGGGTTTGCCGTCCCCGAAAACCGTGGTCAGGCCGGGATACTGGATCCACAGCCCGGAGGGCAGGGTAATTCCCCACTCGGAGCCGCTGAGCCCCTTGGGGATGCGCGCCGTGCGGCATAGCCCCTGCACGTCGATCTCGTACTCCTGCTCACTCTGGAGGTAGGACAGCGCCAGTTGCGCCTTCTGCCACAGTTCCGGGATCCGGTAGTACGTGGTGCGATAGGTGTCCAT